CAAATAATGAAGGAATTATAATGTGCACAACTAAAGACATGCTACGTGCTCACTTAGAGAGTAAAGGGGCATTCAAACCACTTACACACGAAGTAGTATCTGCAACAGTGGATATTCTCCCAGAAGACGCTCCGTATAACTTACGATTATCTATAGCATTATCAGAGTTAATTACTCTGATTTCACATCTACGTAGATCTATTACACTGCATGACGGAACTGTAGTACCATGTAACGCTATTACATTTGCACTAGCAAGATCAGGTCAAGCAAAAGATAGTTCTATGAATATGATTAGAAAAGCATTTAAACAATCTTATAACATAATAGAAGACTACAGAGAACAATTTGCTGTACAAAAAGCCGAAGAAGCTGCTAAAGCTGACGGAGCTAATACTGATCAATGGATTAGTTACTATACTAAACCTAGAGCGCTACAAGCTGGTCTTGGTACAGTAGAAGGACTAGTTCAACATTTTGTTCACCTAGAAGAAGGGGCAATTGGAGCTGCTTCAGTTAATACGTCTGAAATTGGTACTGACCTACAATCAAACCCACTACTTATAGATATTATTAAAACTATAGCAGTTGGTTATGACTTAGGTAAAATACCTTCAAAGATTGTTAAGTCATCAGAGAATCAAACCGGGGAAGTAAATGCTTTACCTATTAACGCTCTACTATTTGGCTCAGAGGATGCTATTCTTTATGATAATAATATAAAGGCTAAATTTCGTACAGTATTTAGTACACAGTTAGCACGTAGGTCATTATTTAGTTTCTCTCCAGATAAAGTGCCGATGAAGAATTTCAAATCAATCACAGAAGTACGTAAACATAAACAAGCTGAACGTGAAAGAGTATCGCATGCTCAAGAACTGGTGGGTGACTATGTTCATCAATTAGTTACTAATATTGATACTATCCCGGAAACATTACCACTGGAATCATGCGCTCAAGACCTATTTGATATATACCTTGAATACAACTCCAGAGAATCTGAAGACTTAGATGCACATTATCCTATAAGTAAGCTAGCACGTAAACACAAGCAGTGGTTAGCCCTCAAATTATCAGGTACTTACGCAATTCTTGATCAATCAGAAACTATTAATGAATCTCATTATGTCGATGCAATCAATACTATAGAGACTTTATCTCCGGATTTATTATCATTCGAAGAACAATTATCGAAAGAAGCATATGAACTATTTGTTCAATATATGCAATTACATGCTATTGATAACAAGTTTATGATAACTCTTCATGACTTACGTAAGCTAGGATACATACCACCTAAAGGTGATTCAACAACTAATATGTGTGAATTAGTACATTTAGCTTCATCGTATGACCCAGAAGGCGTATACACTATCTGTAAAGAAAACTCAGCCATCTGCTATGAAAAGCAGGTAGTTGCTACGGAAATGGGCGTATCCTATATAGAAGTAGATAATTCTAATGTAGCGAAACTAGTTTCTGAAAATGCTGACTATGAACGTATCAAGAAAGCTAAAGCTTTTGTAGCTGCTACTGCTGTACACGGGTATGACTATGGTCCAACCTCTTTCGAAGAATTAGCTGATTTATTAACTAATGACTTTGCTTATACACCATTCGAGCTGAAGGATGTACTTAACGGTGCAGATATTGATCGTAAAAAGCATCCTAATCCTAGCGGCAGAGTTAGAGGTCGTAATAATATCGTAGGAGGGTGTTCTTGGGTAGTACTTGATGTCGATACGTCAGATATTACTGATGAGGAAGCTCACTACTTACTTGAAGACATTAACCACCATATAGCACGTACGTCGGACCCAGATAACCCATTTAAATTTAGAGTACTACTGCAACTAGATACTGTAGTTAGTGTATCTGACATACAATGGAAATACTTTATTCAAGCAATAGCAAATAAACTGCAACTTGAAGTGGATAACTTACCTAAAGGGCAGATATATTTTAGTTATGCAGACCGTAATGTACTATCAGTACTAGATGCAGAACCATTAGCTGCCAAAGAGTTTATATTAGCTTCATCTGACGCTTTATCTGGAACTAATTCACAACCTAAGAAACTTAATAAGTCTCAAATGGACGCGCAGTTACAGAACAAGCTTACTACATTCTCATATGCATTTGAGTGTGAAGCAAATTGTTCTAGAGCGTTAATCAGAGCCGCTAAGCACGCTAAAGACCTTGGGGCAACTAAGGAATCAGTGGTCGCCCTTATGCACGAAATCAACGATTACTGGTATGATCCTATGGACGATGAACGATTCAGAATATCTATCATTGAACAGGTGGCAAGATGGGAATTTTAGGAGACAATTATGGAAATTATAGAAACACAGTTTAGAGCTAGTCAGCGGGACATATTTGACCCTAACTTCAAGCGGGGGCTTATATCAAACTTAGCTAATAGCTTAGCGGAGAAACTAGCAAACCAGTTAATACTGCCTCAACCTGATGTATTTACTCATAGTTTCGAGAACCCTTACGGTGAAAGAAATAACATGGTATATAGTATCAAAATTGAATACAGGCAGTTACAAACATGAGAACAGACCGAGAAGTCATAAAACTAACATATTAAAGGAGACAACTATGTCTGTAAAATTATTAATAAACGGTATTGCAGGGGCCGGTAAAACACAACTGCTAAAATCATTAGGCAAGGAAACATTTGTTGTATCTAGAGATGCGAAGGAATTCAATCTCCCGCTGCCTCATATGTTAGTTGATACCTATTACGGTATGGATATACTATTGTACGGCGGTACAGTTAAAAATAGCGAAAATGAAGATACAGTTATTGAAGGTGTTGTAGATAAACTAAACACGTACTACGAAAAGATAGGCCATCCGCCTGAAAATGTAGTAATTGATTCAGTATCACAAATCTTTATGGACGTTATTGATTCAGGAGCAGCAGTACCAGATTCGTGGGGTAGTAGAGGAGCATTTATTACTAAGGAAATGGCAACTTTAACTAAGTTTATCCATGAAGAGTTAGAATTAAACGGTATTAATGTAATACTACTTAATCACGTTATAAATGAGAAGTTAGAAGGTAATTACACAGGAAACTTCTTACCATTCGGTCAAGGTAAATTCCTTGAAAAAGGTGGATTCTATAGTACTGTAAATGAATCAGTAACTATTGTACCAGATGGCACTCATAGGATCGTGCATACTAGAGGGGATAAGAAGCAAGCTAGAACTTTTCTAACTGACTTACCTAGTAAGATGTACGTAGCAAATATAGATGATCCTGATAAGAGTAAAAAACTTAAAGAGGGCGAAGAATACTTCAACCTTAAGGACCATATAGCAAAATTATTAGCTAACCAGAACGACGTTGAAGAGTGGAGAATATAACTCTCTCATTCAATTAACCAAATTAACCAACCCGCCAAAAGGAGAAATTATGGCATTTTTAAAAAAAGTAGTAACAGAAGAAGAATTAAACCAAGCAACTAAAGAAGGAGGAAACTCTAAACACATCACTAAATCAGGTATTTACCCGGTAACGTTATTAGCTCCAGTAGTTAGTACAGGTAAAAATGGATCAATAGCAATTGATTTATTTGTAGACCATGCAGGACAAGAGCAAGTTATCTATGGTGGAATGAGAATTTACAATAACGATGGTTCTGAGAACAAAATCGGTATGGGATTATTCCTTAAAATGTGTAAAGTTTGTAACATTGACCCTAACGACGTAGAAGATTCAGTTGACGCAGAATTACCAATCGGTAAAAAAGGTGCAGCTAAAGATGTTAAAGCTTTAGAAGGTTTCGACGGTAGTAATATCCAAGTAAGAATTCAAGTTGAATATTCTAAATACAACGATAATATCAGCGAAAACAAAATTATTAGAGGCTTCTACGATGAGAAAGGTGCGTCAGCACAAGAACTTACTAAAGGGGAAGGTCACGGATCTCAACTAGAGAAAGATCAAGCTTATGCTTCAGATATATCATACAGAGATAACTTAACTGAAGAAGACATCAAAGACTGGATCAAAAACAACAGAGGTCAAGGTGGCGGAGCAGCTGCTGGAGGATCTGACACAGTTAAACAGCCAACTAAAAAAGTTAAATTCGGTAAGTAACTATGACTTTACCGACACTTTATAAAGCTACAAAAACTGGAGCAACCCAGGTTTGTAGTATATCTACACTAGGTAATGTTATAACAGTCGAATTCGGCCAACTAGACGGCAAGATGCAGATTAAAACTACCTCGTGTAAAGGTAAGAATGTCGGTAAGTCTAATGAAACTACTGACAATCAACAAGCTGACCTAGAAGCTAAGTCAAAATGGGAAAAGAAGATCAAGTCTGGTTATAGTATTGATCAGTCTGCGCCAGTAACTGTACAATTACCTATGAAAGTTAAGGTATGGGAATCTAAACGGTTTAAACCTGGGTTTATTTCCACTCCAAAACTTAACGGTGTTAATGCTACATACAGATTAGTGAATAACGAGCTAGTATTAACTAGTCGTGGCGGTGAAGTCTACCCGGCTATTCCACATTTGGCGGCAGATGTCAAGTACATTATGGCTATACTAGAATCCTCTGAACTAAACGGTGAGCTTTATATTCAGAATACCCACCTTCAAGATATCACTTCAGCGGTTAAGAAGCCGAAAGAACTTTCTAAATCGCTTGAGTTTGCAATCTTTGATATTGCAGATTCTAATGATACATACACTAACCGTAGACAGTTAATTGTTGAGGCAGAGCTGATGTACCAAGACAAGATTGAGTTTGTATACCCACTTACCGGAACAGTCTGTCAAACTTTACAAGATATTGAAGATCATTACAATGCTTGCATGAAACTAGGGTTAGAAGGTACTGTTATTAAGGACCCCTGCGGACTTTATAAGCACAACGTTAGGTCATCTGACCAGTGGAAGTACAAGAAAACACTAGACGACGAATACAGAGTAACTGACTTTAAACTAGACAAGAACAACCATCCAGTGTACACTTGTGTAACTCCGGAAGGTCTTGAATTTTCCGTTAAACGTAAAGGTACAGCAGAAGAACGATTAATTGATGCAGCTATTGCTAAATCTAATGTCGGACGCTGGTTGAACATAGAGTATGAAACTTTATCAAAAGACCTTAAACCACTTAAGCCTGTAGGTAATCACTTCAGAGCCTGTAATGACGACGGTTCTCCGTTAGAATAATAAATACCAAAAAGGACCCAGAATTGTCATATCAATTAACAAAACAGCAACAAGACATCGTTGATGAGATCATAAACCCAACGGCAGATACTTTATTAGTAGAAGCTGTAGCTGGGGCATCGAAATCGTACACTCTGTCGAAAGCTTCGGATGCGTTCTTTGAACATAATACAAATAGGTCATTCCGGTATTTAGTTTTTGGAACATTGCAAGCTGAAGAAGCACGTCAATCTATGAACTCTAATTGTATTGTATCTACTTTACATTCACTGGCATTTCACAATACTATCAAGTGCAGTACTATGTATCTAAGTCAAACATCTTTCATTTCTTGGAAGGACATACCTAAGTATATTCATCAGCCATTTGGGCAGACTCCCTCTGCTATTGAGCTTATTGAAACATTTTGTGCGTCTACTGAAATGGACGTAAATGACCTAGAGATTATAAATAAGTACACACCAGGAGCTGTTAAATTAGCTAATGATATTATGACTGCTATGGTAGAAGGTAAAATGGGATGTACTCACCCTTTCTATCTTAAAGTATTTCATATGGAAGTTATGAGCGGTGAAACTAAACTTGCTACTACAGACATACTAGCTGTGGATGAGTGTCAGGATTTAACTCCAATTACGTTGGATATTATACGAGCATACCCAGCTAAACTGAAAGTACTAGTAGGTGATACCTATCAGTCTATTTTCTCATTCATGGGATGTATAAACGCTTTTGACTACTTCAAAGATGCTAAAGAATTATCCTTAACTAAGTCATTTAGATGCGAATCTGAATTAGCTAAACGTGTAGAAGCATTTAGCAGGGCGACATTTAACCATGATATGGTTTTTACTGGGTTTGAATACCCGGTAGTTCCGACAGAATACGCATCATCAGCCTATTTAACTCGTACTAACGCAGAACTAATAGGTAAAATGATTGAACTTAATGAGTCAGGTACGCCGTATAAACTAGCTACTACAGCTAAGATTAATCAGATGTTCGAATTACCTTTAGCGCTATTAAGATGCAAACCAGGTAATAAAGAGAAGAATCCTAAGTACAAACAAATGCAGCGACAGGCAGATCTATGGGGTAAATCTACACATTTACAACAACTCTACCCGTCACGTATGGCATACTTAGCTTCAGAGAACCCAGATAACCCAGACGTTAAACCTGCATTACGTATGATTTCCGCGCATTCACCTGCCGGAGTAATTGATGCACATAATTCAGCTAAGTCCCACCAGAAGTGTACTACCGCTAGCCTCTCCCTGTTAACGGTACACACAAGTAAAGGTACAACTTTCGATTCTGTTGAACTAGCGGATGACGTAAATCAATCAATCGACAGTATAATGTCACACATTTTAGAGTGCAGGGGTAATGGAACTACTCCACTACTAGCCAGCGATGAACTAACTGAATTATACCTGTACTATGTTGCTGTAACTAGAGCTAGGTATAATGTAGATAACGCAGCTTACCTACTATAAGGGTTAGTTATGGTTTATTTCACTTCAGACACACACTTAGGACATAAGGCAATTATTAAGTATAGACCACAATTTGGTACCGTGGAAGAACACGATGACTATATCATCAATATGATTCTTTCACTAGGTAAACGTGACGTTTTATTACTCCTCGGAGACTTTCTATTTGACGGTCCTCATTATGAAGAATATGTACAACGGCTATCGCAAGCCAAATGCCGCATCAAATTAGTTATGGGTAACCATGATTCACGTAAACTCTATGATGAGTCTTTTGTAGAGATGCAGTTACCTCTGTTTTGCTACAAATCGATGTGGATATCGCATTGCCCTATTCACCCAAAAGAAGTACGGGGCAGGCTTGGGAATATTCATGGTCATCTACATGGCGATGTTATACCAGACTCACGATACTTTAACGTTAATCTAGATAACAATAACTTTGAGTTTGTTAAACTAGACACAATCAAACAATATTACAAGGAATACAATGAGTATAACAGTAATTAAAGGTAAGTCCCACCTCGTAATTAAACGAAACGGTACAACGGAACCTTACAACCCTGATAAACTGTATAAGGTTATTAAGTGGGCATGTGATGGTTCACCGGCATTCGCTGATCAACTAATCAATGCAGTTAGCATTAGAATATACGATAAAATCAGTATAGTTAAGCTATTCAATGAATTAATCGAGACAGCGGCTAATCTAATATCAGATATAGCTCCTAAATGGGAGACTGTGGCTAAGAACCTATACCTATTGAAAATTCATAAGGATATGGGAGTTCTTAGAGACTTTTATCCAGACTACAAGTCATTAACTTTAGCTAATATCGACAAAGGTATTTATGACGCTGATTTATTCAACTTTATTTATGATACAGCTGTATACCGTAGGCTATCTGACGCAATTAGACCGGAAAATGACCTATTGTTCACGTTCGGTGGTCTAAATGTATTTGTACAAAAGTACTGCAACCACCATAAGAAACAGATTGTTGAACTCCCTCAGCATGTCTATATGAGGATTGCTATTAACCTTATGCACAAACAGGGTGTAGACGCTATCATCGATAAGTATAATCAATTAGCAACTCACGCCGTAACAGAAGCAACACCTAAAACAGTGAACTCTGGTAGAAAGAACGCACAAATGTTTTCGTGCTGTTTAGCAAGACCGGAAGATTCACTTGAATCACTAAACGTAGTTGATGATCTATTAGGTAGAGAATCTAAGTTTGGTGGAGGTTTATCTCTTGATGTATCAGCTATTAGGGCTAAAGGCGCAGTAGTTGATGGTAATAAAGGCTATTCTGGCGGAGTTATACCGTTTATACAGAAAACTCAAGCAGCGGTAGGAGCATATAACCAGGGATCTACTAGGTCTTCGGCTTGTGCTGTATACTACAATTGGTTTCACTATCAATCGCCTGAGATTACTATGCTTAAATCTGAATCCGGTAAGGATGAAGACAGAGCGCGTAAACTTAAGTATTCAATTAAGTGGAATTCAACGTTATCAGATGCAATCTGTAATGATGAACCAATATACCTAATAGATCCGCACAAGACTCAAGATATGACCTACGCTTGGGGTGATGAATGGAAGGACTTATACGCTAAGTACTCCAGAAATAATCACATCCACAAGAGGAAGTATTCAGCTAGAGATTTAGCTTACACTGTAGCTACTCAGAAAGCTGAAACTGGAAATATCTATACATTCTTTACTGATAATGCTAATATTCAGAATATCGGAGCAGGTACTGTTACTCAATCTAACTTATGTTGTGAGTACTTACCTAACTTTAAAGCAATTGAGCATCTTGAGGACGATTTAGTTACCAGTACCAATTATGGTACGTTTATGGGCAGAAAGTACAAAGGCGACATTGCTTTATGTAATTTGTCATCTGCTAATTTAATGCACTGGGTAACACTAAATATTACTGAGAAATCTAAGTTTATGTATACATTAGTATCATCTATGGATAACGCTATTGATAACGCATTCTACTCTAACCCGTTAGGTAAGTATCACTCTGAACAGCATAGGAATATCGGTATTGGTGCTTCTAATTACGCAAACTTATTAGCATCTAACAGATTCCTATGGGGATCAAAAGGTGCTCGTAAATTAACTCACGAGATATCAGAAGAGATATCTTACTTCGCCATTGAAGCATCTATAAAACTAGCTTCTGAACGTGGTAGATGTCCAGTGTTTAATGACACTAAGTGGGCTGAAGGTATATTCCCTCACGAGTTATCTATCCTGCATAATCAGGACTCAGAACTTAACTACCCATTATTAATGGATTGGGAATACTTACGAACTCAATTACTCAAGTATGGTATCAGAAACGAATACTTACTAGCTATTGCGCCTACCGCAACCTCTTCTAAAGCTATTAACGCTACTGAAGGTGTTGATGCGCCTAGAAAGCTTAAAACTATCCAAGAAGGTACATACTCATTACCGTTTGTAGTACCCAACTTGAATCAAAATAGAGAGTACTACCAAACTACATTTAATATCCCTAATTCGGATACTATTGAACTTGCTGCAATCAGGCAGAAGTTTATTGATATGGGCCAATCAGTGTCATTAGCATACGCTAAACCTGATTCAGCCTACGAAATAATTAATGACATAATCTATGCTGAGAAACTTGGCCTTAAATCATTATATTACACACATACACCTATTGACGAATCAGACCTTGAAGATGAGGAATGTGATGGATGTGGGGCATAATAAGGATAAACTATGATCAATATACAAAATGAACCTAAACGTTCTCCGGAGTTATTCTTCGGGGAGTCAGATGGGGTATCACGTATAGATTTACCGTACGATAGTGCTTTTAAGAAATTAGCAGAAGTTGATGAATCTAACGTATGGTTTCTTAACCTAATCTCTTGTTCGCAAGATAGATGGGACGAGATGCCAGATAACGCTTTATCTAAGTTCAGAAAAACTGTAGGCTACCAGACTGTATTGGATTCACTAGTACCTGACGTGTTCAGCTATTTATCAGAAATATCTAATGACCCTTGGCTTGAGTACCTATACAGCAGAATTGCTACTATGGAGCATACTCACGCTATGTCTTACTCATCAGGTGTTGACCAAGCATTCGGTGCTAAAGCGCAAGAATTCCTGGACATCATCTACACTGATCCTCACATCATGGGACGTATCGAGCTTGAACTTGATCTAGCTGAAAGATTTATATCAGCAGTTAAATCGGGGTGGACGGACTCAGAAGAACACCAAAAGTTACTAATTGAGTTACTACTAGGTGTATTCTTCTTAGAAGGTATCAAATTCCCGTTCTCGTTCTTTACTTCATGGACATTGAATAAAGCGTACGATAACTGTGCACAAGGTTTTAGCCAACTGCTGATTAAAATTGCTACTGATGAGATGTCTGTACACACAGCAACTGGATCAACAGCACTGCGTAGACTAAGCAAGTCAACTACTACAGCACACCTGTTTAACTCAGGATGGTTCAAGGAATTAGCTACTAACATGGCTAAGGAGACAGCAGAACGTGAAATGGAGTGGGCTAAGTACCTACTTGAAGATGGTGCGGTGCCTGGATTTAACCAGGAAATCTGTAATCACTTCATTCAGTACTGGACAGATAGACGGCTTAAGGAACTTAAACTTGAACCTATCTATAATGTACAGAAGAATGATATCGAACAATGGTTCGATGAATACAGAAACATTAACGGTAAAGCATCAGCACTGCAAGAAATTGATAATGTATCGTACCAAGTTGGTCAAGTTAGAAACGACCTAAGTAAATTTGATAAGAAGGATAACTGATGGGAAGCCCATACGATTACATAACAACAGAGTACACACCAGTATCGGACACATGCCCGCTGTGCGGTGTAACACATTATGACGGATTACTTCATGTATGTAAAGATGAACCGGAACCTACTAAACCTAGCCCATTTGACATTCAACATGGAGGTGACCATTACAAGAATAAAGGTATACAGCCGTTGGAATACATAATGGCTAATGACCTTAGTTTTTGCCAAGGTAACGTAGTAAAGTATGTAACTAGGTATAAAGATAAGAATGGACTTGAAGACCTCCGTAAAGCCAAGCACTACGTGGAGTTTCTTATAGCAGAAATGGAACAGCAAAATGGTACTGGGTAACCAGCAACTACCAAACTATAAAGAAATGGGAGAAAAGGTTGGCAAAGAATTTAGAGCTCAGAGACTAGCAACTGATGCCAAAATTAGCAGTGCTATCAATGAACTTAGAATGGAATTTAGGCAAGAAATAATAACTGTTCGAGCTGAGATCGAGGCACTTAAAACTAAACAAAACATAATAGGAGAAATTACATGAGTAATAAACCAACAGTACAATTATTACACCACACACCATTACATATAGCCTCACACGCTATTCGTAAATGTTGGGCTAGCGGAGACAAATCGGATACGTTTATAGACGATAGGCCTGCTAGCATAAACAGAGATGGCGTTGTTGTATGCGGTCCTAAAGACAGAGAACTTATAGAACGTGTGGGTAACAAATTCAAGCACGCCTCTACACTGGAGCACATTTCATACTCATTTGATATATCAGAGGTGTCTAGGGCATTACTACAAGAACTAGCCAGACATAGAATAGCTAGTCCTAGTGTGAAGTCAACTCGCTACACACTCAAAGAACTGAAAGAAGAGGATGCTTTTGTAATGTATTCTGATGATAGATTTACTGCGTCATATGATATGGAACGAGCTAGTAAGTATTTAGTTTATACTGGAGATTCGGTAGTAGATCAGCAATCCTGCTTAGCACTAGAAGGACTACGTACTGTATTAGCAATAGGTGTATCTAATGACAAAGCTAAGTACTG